ATTGGAGCCATTTGGCATTTATGGGAACGTCAGCATTATCAGCCGTTACTGAATTTGGTGCGCTTATTATGCGTCACGGTGCAGCGCGATCTTTCCAAGCAGCATTCCATGATTTGGATAGTGCTTTAGGGCAGATTTCAAAAGCCGGTGCGCTGGAAGGACATAAAGCTGGTGCCATTATGGACATTCATATGGGTACAGCATTGTCTGGTTTTTCTGAAACTGGCGTTGAAGCTGCAATGACTTCTCGGCCTGAGTTTTATCTTAAAGTGGCTGCAAACAAATACTTTCTTTGGAATGGGCTTGCAGCAGTAACGTCCAGATTAAAAGAACTGGATGCCAGTATACGGGTTCCTGACTTGCTAGATAAAATCAATTTGGTTGCTGATGATTTGGCAACGCCAGAAGAAATTGCATACTTATCACGATTTGGCATTTCCAAAGCAATGGCTAAGAAAATGGCCGACGAGCCAATGGAAGAAGTCGACGGTATGTGGATGACAAATACCGACAAATGGAACGACGAAAATTTAGTCCGTTATTTTAGAGCCGCAGTTAAGCAAGGCAACGAAAACACTATTATTGCGGCAACAGCGGCAGACAAACCTATTATTTCAGACGGTGTTGTTTACCTTAAACGCAATGCAAAAGTTGATACAGCAGCGGAAGCAATGGGTTGGGAACAGCAGGGAGATTATTGGAAAGTTCAATCTGGCTTAATGGCATTGCCATTTACTTTCTGGAATTACTCTTTAGCTGCAACTAACAAAATATTGCTTGCTAATCTGGATGAACCAACTGCTCAGAGATTGTCAGGAATTGCGTCGATATTAGGTTTGGCTTACATGGTTGCTGCAATTAAAACAGACAGCAATCACTGGGAAAACATGACGCTAGATCAGCGGCTAAGAAGGGCCATTGATCAATCTGGTGTTATGGGCGTTATTCATAATTATCACGATCTTGCTCAAGGAACAGCTATTGGAGCATTCGGCGTTAATCCTATGCCTTGGGGGCCAAAGTACGGATTTGAACCAACTGGCACAGATGCAGCGTTTGATTTAATGGGGGCTGGGCCTTCTGCGGCAAGGAATTTAATTGGCGGCACGTTAAGCGGCGATCTTGACCAGGCATCTTGGGGTTTGCCGTTTAGAAATTACCTGTTTTTAAAGAGTTTCTTTGACTCTTTGATTGACGGTTATGAAAGAAACACAGCGGGACTAGTAAATTAAAATCTAAAAGCGTAGCTTGCGCGTAACTACCCATCTGCCAATGGGTTTCACATAAGAGAAACATAGGCATGGGTACACTTACATCAACCGAAACAGATCGTCTTGCGGCTTATACTGTAGGGTCAACAGCTTCGACAGGGCCGTTCCCAATTACATTCCCATTTGCGGATAACGACGATATTGCGGTCTACGTGAACGGGACTAAAATTAGTACCTACGGAGTTACTCAAGGCAGTGCCTACGGAACCAGTGGCAATTTTATTACGCTGCAAACGGGCGTTACTAACTCAACAGTAAGTGTTGTATCTGAAGCATCTGCGGTTCGATCTACAACAGACAGCTTAACGCTTACTGCGTTAAACGGCGAAATAGATAATATTTACGCTAATTTGCAAGAAAATCAGTTTGACAAAACGCGGTCAATGAACGCGCCATTAACAGACCCAACAACGTCAAACATGACTTTGCCTTCTCATACGGCAAGAGCAGGAAGATTGCTTGGCTTTAATTCTACAACAGGTAATCCAGAAGCAGGGCCAGATATAGCTAGTGTTTCTACTGTAACACAAATCTCAGCAGACATAGGCACGGTTGCTGGAATTTCTGCCAACGTTACTACAGTCGCAGGAATATCAAGCAGTGTTACAAGTGCAGCAAGCAATAGCACAGCTATTTCTTCGGTTGCTGGCATTGCATCTAACGTAACTACAGTTGCAGGAATAGCGGCTAATATTACTGCGGTAGCTGGTAAAACTACAGAAATTACTGATCTTAGCACATCTGCAAACATAACAAATATGGCAACACTTGGGGCGACGGGTGTTGTGTCCAATATAGCAACGGTTGCTGGCGTTTCTTCTGAATTAGCTGCGGCGGGAACTAACGCAACAAATGCAGCGGCATCTGCAAGTGCAGCGGCTAACTCTGCGGCGGCAGCGGCGGCATCATTTGACACATTCGATGACCGCTATCTTGGTAGTAAGTCATCCGAACCAAGTGTGGACAATGATGGTAATGCGTTAGTTTCTGGTGCGCTATTTTTCGATTCAGCCGTTGGAAGCATGAAGGTTTATGACGGCGGTAATTGGATACTTGCGACAAGCGCGGGTGCTGCAAGTCTGTTAGATTACGAATACACAGCAACGGCTGGACAGACCACGTTCTCTGGATCAGACAACAACTCGGCTACTCTAAGTTATTCGGCTGGCAATCTCATTGTCAGTCTGAACGGTATTATTTTAGACAACGGCAGCGATTACACAGCTACATCTGGTACGTCTATTGTGCTGGCATCTGGTGCAGCACTTAATGACCATTTAGCGGTTGTGGCGTTCAAATCGTTTACGGTTGCTGACACTGTAGCGGCCTCAACGGGCGGGACGTTTGCTGGTGGTGTAACTGTAAGCAGCGGCAATTTGCTTGTAGGAACTACCGACACGACTTTATACGATAACACAACTGGAACAGGCACAAAAATTGGTGGTGATGGTCGATTAGATGTATCACGCCAAGCTGACACTGTTGCAACTTTCAATCGCACTGGAAGCAGTGACGGTGAAATAATACGAGTAGTTTCGTCTGGAACTACTATTGGAGCGATTGGGTCTGTATCGGGTGACATAGCACTTACATCCACTACAAACCCTATACGCTTTTCTATTAATAATTCGGAAAAAATTAGATTTGGTTCGGCGGGTCAATTAGGTGTTGGTGGTGCAAACTACGGCACAAGCGGTCAGGTTTTAACATCTACTGGCTCTGGTGCCGCGCCTAGTTGGGCCGATTTAAATGCTGGTTTTCTAGCCAATGTGGTCAACGTAACAAGCGACACAACAGTTACAGCATCACAATCAGGCACTTTGTTTGTGATTAAATCAGCTACGGCAATTCTGACTTTACCCGCCCCTGCCGTTGGTCTTTATTTTGGCGTTGTAAACGAAACCACCACGCCAACTTTAATGAGAGTAGGAGGGTCTAACTCTGTATTTGCCAACAATATAGTTTTCCCTCTTAACCACTTACGGTCAGTCGGATTAGGCACTTTTGTTGGCGTATCTAGCACTAAATATGCTTGTGATTTTGACCCTACAAGTGCGGCTGTTGTTTCATTCTTTCGAAACGGTGACCCAAACTCAACCACCTATTCTGAAACATGGAGCATCGGCACTAATACAACAGCGATTTATATTGCAATGCACAGTGGTGTTAATGGAAATTATTATACTAGCCCTGCGTATTTAAATCCCGGTGTTGGTGGTGCGTCTTTTAGCGAAAAGTTAATTACTTCGTCCATTCCGTCAACGCTCACTATTGCGGGTGATTACCGCCAATTTGATGGGAGTGCAAATATAGCCAGCCCACCGACAAGCAGTCGTTTGACTTGTGTTGGTACTGGCGTGAATATGTACGTTCAGCGTGGCACAGGTTCATATTACAGCCAAGGCTATACGCAGACTCTAACTGGCGGCACGGCATCTGGTGGCGATTTTAATGCTAGTGGCGGGAGCGGGTCAGGTTCGTCAGGTAGTGATTATCATAGTGCAAGCACGGTTTATGGTGGCGGCGGTGGTGCTGGTAGTCCCGCTGGAACTGGGGGCAACGCTTCTACGTCTGCATCTAGTAGCAATATTTTCAGTTCGAGTGGCGTTGCGTGGGCAGGGTATTCAAGTGTATATCAAGTCAAACACGGTGGCGGTACTGGTGGCAACCACGGCACAACATCAGGCGGGGGAGCCGCTGGCACCAAAGACAGCAACTCAATTACAATGACACCGTATATCGGCAAAGAGTTTCATTTAGCTGGCGGCGGTTCGACGCTTGTGGATCAAGCGGCCACAGGTTTAACGGCTGCGCGTTATGATGTAAATATTGGTGCTCAGTTTGGTCATGCACTGAATGATTTAGAACACATAAGCAACAATAAGTTGTTTTCCCACCCGCCATTTGGTCGGAGAGGCGCTGCATTTGGTGGAAGTGGGCCAAGTGAAGCTGGTTGCACAATCATAGAGTTTAAAGGATAGCGTCATGATTGATGAAAGAATTATTGAGATTTATCGACAAGACAACTTAAACGCTGCAACGGTTCGCGCCGTTAGAAACAGTCTGCTTGCCGACACCGATTATCTGGGACTGTCTGACTGCACTATGACAAACGAAATGGCTGGCTATCGACAGGCACTGAGAGACTTGCCCTCGCTATCTAGCTGGCCTGTTTTGGACATAGACGCATGGCCTATTAAGCCAGAAGGAAACTAAGATATGACTAGAGCAAGAGACGCAGCAACAAACAGTCACGTTACAACTTACGTGCATCCTACAGGCGCGGGTAATCAACACGTTCCAGCAGCGGGTGCAGCGGGTCAACTATTGCAATACGCAAGCGCGGGTACAGCGGCTTGGGCTACTATAAGCACAAGCGCAGACGATGTTGTATTTCCAAATTTAGCTTCTCCCAACAACACATACACATCTAGCGGCACTTGGAGCAAAGGGTCGTTAAGCGACGATGATTACGTCTGGTTTTATTTTGTTGGCGGTGGCGGTGGTGGTGGCCGAAATGAATACACTGGTAGTACTATTTATTCTGCGGGTGGCGTCGGCGGCGATGCAATATTAATCTATGGCAAAGCTAAATTTTTTGATGGCGCAGCTTATGTTATAGGTGCTGGAAATGCGGGTTCGACTACTTCTGGCTATGAAGGCACACCCGCTACAGTTTCAACGCTTACTTCAACTAGCACTAATGGAAGCGTTGTATATTCTACTTCTGATCCTGAGCTGTATGTTTATTTAGACGCTCCCCGAATTACACAATCTACCACTGGAATTACAGCAGTGAATAACCCCTCAAATGTTTTTACTGTGCCGTCTCCAATAACTGGATGGACTGGTGCTGTTTCTGGAGGCCCCTATGCGTGGAAAGGTGGGGTTCGTGGATGGGCTGACGTCACTGGGGGAAACGGTATTTTTGGCGGTGGCGGCGGCGGTGGCCAGCATTCTTCGTACGCGGCAGTGGCTGCGGGTGGCTCTCTTTATTCGGGTGCAGGGGGCGCAATGGCAGGAACAGGCGTAGCGGGATCTTATCCTGGGGGTGGAGGTGGTGGCTCAAGCACTACAAATCAGCAAGGTGCAAGCGGTGCTAATGGAAATTTAAGGGTTTATCATGTCTAAAATCTGGTATCATAAAACAACAGGTGACGGCGCAGTATTTGATGATGGAGAAGATATGTCAAACTGGCCTGATTTTCAAGCTGACCCAGTGGCTGCAACTGCAACTCAAGTACGCGCAGAGCGTGACGCATTACTAGCGGCGTCTGACACTATGGCTTTGGCTGACCGCATTACCGACGAATGGCGCACGTACAGACAAGCATTACGTGACTTGCCAGCACAAGACGGTTTTCCTGACGTAGCCTTTCCGGTGGCCCCTAGCTAATGACGGAGGATCGCGTGGATAAAGCTTTTTCTAAAATTGAGTTTTTAGACAGGCGAGTAACTGTAATTGAAGCCGAAGCTCGTCTTCAATATAAAGAGTTATTTTTACGATTGAGACGCATTGAAGGAATTTTAGTGGGCGCTGCCTCGGCCATTATTATTTTGCTGTCTTCAATCTTGTGGGGATTAAACTGAGGCAAGCCAATGGTGGCAGAAATACTTGCTGGTGCGGCGCTCGTAAAAGCATCAATTACTGGAATTAAATCTGCTATTGGTGCAGCCAAAGACATTGGCGCGATTACTAAAGATATTGATAATCTGTTTGACGCAACCAAGCAGCTTAAGCGTGATGAAAAACAAGCTAAAGCTACAGGTGCGTCTGCAACGCAAATCGTTATAGATCAAGAATTAGCAAAAGAAGCCATTAAAGAATGCCAAGCATTAGTGATTGGGCGCTTTGGATTTAACGTATGGCAAGACATTATTAAGCTTCAAAAAGAACAAGCTTTAGAAGCTAAACAAAAGGCCGCTGCGGAGCGCAGAGCCAGAGAAGTAAAAAAACAAGAAATGGAACAAGCTGCAACCGTAGGCGCGTCTGTCCTAATCGGGATTTTAGTCGTGGGTATGGTGGCTGTTGTTTTGTGGGCAATGCCATAACAGGAGAACTATTATGACTATAGCAATGGAACGAATACTAGCTTGGAAGCTGTTACCACGGGCAATGATGATATGCCTCTGTTACGCTTATTTAGACGTTTTAAGCTGGTACATGGACATTCCGCAAGAGGTTGTCACTTCTCAGGCTACTGCGCTTACAGCCACCGTTACAGGGGCGCTTACAGGAGCCTTTGCCGTATGGTTAGGACATGAGAAATGATCGGCGCAATTGTGTCCGCTTTTGGCGGGTTAGCTACTTCTTACATTGACGGAAAAACGTCGATCCAAAAAGCTAACGCTGAGATTGCTTTAAAAAAAGCTACTTCGGAAACGGATTGGGAACAGTCTGCAATTTCGGCTTCTGAAAATTCTTGGAAAGACGAACTTTGGACGCTGGTTTTCGTAGCAATTCTAGCAGCAAACTTTGTTCCTTCTTGGCAGGAAGCAATGAAGGTCGGCTTTGAGAATTTATCCAATTGTCCAGCTTGGGTGCAATGGGGAATGTACGCCTCAATTGCTGCCAGTTTTGGCTTGAGAACTATGAAAGGTTTTAAAAAATGAGAAAAATTAACGAAATTATTGTTCATTGCACAGCTACCAGACCAAGCTGGTACGAAAATAGAGCAATCGACGATGTTGTGTCAGAATTAACCCGCTGGCATGTGGAAGACAATAAATGGTCAGACTGTGGTTATCATGTGGTTCTGGATCGCAAAGGCAACGTAGGATTTGCTAGGCCCATGGAGCGCTCTGGAGCGCATTGTCGTGGCAAGAACGCTAATAGTATTGGCGTGACACTTTTAGGTGGCAGAGGGGGCGCTTCTGACGATCAATTCTTAGATAATTATACGCCAGAGCAAGACGCTGCGCTGCGTAAAGTCATTAAAGACTTAAAGCGTAAGCACCGAGGAATTAAAAAAGTTTCTGCTCACAATTCTTATGCAAACAAAGCTTGTCCTTGTTTTGATGTTAAAGAGTGGTTGTCAGGATGACACCTTGGATTTTATATTTTTGGGCTGTTTTTGCTAATGGTCAAAGCATGTTGTTTGAAAATGAAGAAAGGTTTGAAACAAATGCTGCATGTTATTTAGTTGGTGGCGAAAAAGCGCCGTGGATGCAAATGACTTTATGGAAAGAAAGCGGTATCCTTGTTCAAGTACGATTTAGATGCGTGAAAGAGGATACCCCAGCTTAACAATCTGGATTAAAGTCGTGCCATTCTTGGGCTTCGTCAGGTTCCTGCACTATCAGATTATAAGCTTGATCGTCTTCTTTGCAGATGCCGTATTCTGATAGATGGTATTCTACCATTTCTAGATGTTCCTCGAAACGATTTTGCGCTTCCTCAGTATACCGAGTGTCGCCGTTTTTATCTTCGATTAAAACAACATCAAGATATGTGTCACACAAAATAGCGTCTGCTAACTTGACGGTTAACTCAATATATGTTTCCGCTGGTAAAATTATGTTAGTCATGATTGCCTCCTAACAATCTGGATCGAAATCGTGCCATTCTTGGGCTTCGTCAGGTTGCCCGTCATCTTGAGATACTCCTGCATGCAAAAACAAAGCAGCTGCCCAATCATCTGAACGAGTGTTTGTTTCTTCGCTTTTTTTAAAAGATTGTTTATGTCTGCGAACAATTGTTTTGTTTATTCGTTTTTGCAGATTTAGTATTTCTTCAAGATATTCTATTTCTCCAGATGTTTCGCCTGCATATTCGGCGCAAACAACGTCATTATTAACGTGCACTTTAGCTATTTGCAAAACAGATTGTAATGTGAACAGTTCTTCTTTTGTTAGTTTCATAAGTGCCTCCTAGACATAATAGACATATTTTCTTTCTGATCTGTTGTTTTGCCGAAATTGTAAGAGAGTTTTTCGGACTAATCCTGCTTCAAGCAGCCGCATTAAATTCCAATTTACTTTTGAATTTGACATATCTAACGAACCAGCAATTTGAGTAATTGTGAACGGTTCAGGTGCATTCAAAAGAAAATTAAAAATTATATCGTAAGATTTGTTAGCGCCTTTTGTGCGCTCATTTTTTACTTTGACAGATGTATAATCTGGCAGTTTTCTTTGAGATTTTTCAAAAGCCAGCATTTTGTTACCTGTGACTTTTTTAAATCTTAGTAGTTCTTGTTCTGTATATTGAGCCATTTTGATTTTTGAACGGTCAATTTGTTCTTGAACAATTAATTCGTATTTAGACATAAGTTCTCCTTAGATAGTTGAGGGGGGCAATAGTTAGAGCTATTCCCCCCCCTGTTGACAAGACAATTACAAGGAGTGAGAAAGCAATTTCTTGTCTGAGGGTGTTAAAAGACCGCCCTCTGCTTCACCAGTTTCCTCAAAGACCCAAAAAGGAACTGGTTTTTTCTGCTCGTCTTTTTTTTCAAAGTATCGAAGCAATGAAATTTTATGAACTTTTGGTTCTTTTTTCATGGCTACCTCGAATATTTGTAAGCTAGTGAAAAGATAAAGCCGATCATCAGGAACACGGCTATTGCTGGGCTTGCCATAAACGCTGCGCCCAAGATGAAACCGCAAGCAAACGCTGGCCAATCTTCAAGGATCTTTGCGTAAACTTTTGTAGTAAGCCGTTTCATATGCACTCCTTGGAAATTTAATAATGTTTGAAGGTTGTTTAGGCGTTGCCGCAACGCGTAGAGCGCGGCGACAACTTTGGTTAAAGCTACAGCGTTTGGGGCTATCACAAGACTGACAAAGCTCAGAAAGGGATTTCGTCATAGTCTTGCACAGCAGCGGGTGCAGGAGCTTGTGATTGAGGGGCTGAAGTTGCGCCGTTTTGGTTTTGCTTCTCAGATACTTTGAGAGACAAATACGAACGACCTTCTTTTTCCCCTTTCCACGCAGCAATACGATGATTGGGAT